CGAATGTGACCGGCGTTTTGTTCGAAAAACTCACCGGACAGAAGTTTCAGTACATTCCCTATCGCGGGGCGGGTCCGGCCATGACTGACCTGGTTTCCGGCCAGGTCGACCTGCTGGTGGTGCAGGGCGCGGTCGCGCTGCCGCAAATTCGCGGCGGCAAGATCAAGGCGATCGCGAACTTGTCGCCGCAGCGCTCGGCATCGATGCCGGACATTCCGACCTCGGATGAGGCCGGGGTGAAGGGTCTCTACATGTCAGGTTGGTTTGGATTCTGGGCGCCGAAGGGAACACCGAAGGATATCATCGCCAAGCTCAATGCTGCGATGGTAGAGGCGCTTGCCGATCCCGCCGTGAAGGCGCGCTTTACCGAACTGGGACTGGATGTCGCTCCGCGCGAGCTGCAGACGCCGGAGGGCCTTGCCGCGTTCCAGAAAACCGAAATCGACAAGTGGTGGCCGATCATCAAGGACGCCGGCATCAGCGCGCAGGCGCAGTGAAACGCGTATCGAATGGTGTTGCGTGATGGACAGATTGCGCGCCGGGAACGGCTGAGTTGGGGTCTTGCCTGACTGATGCGACCCGCGAGGGCCGCTCCCGACGTGCCATTCGTAAAGTTGCCGCTACGCTAGAGCCCGAACGTTTGCGCTAGTGGTCCTCGCGGCATTTCTGGCCCGGTGGCGCCATACAAACCTCCGTGACTGACGCAATTCTAACCCAGATTTGGCCCGGCGGTTGCCTTGCGGGACTACAATTTTTGAGTCGCCTGCTTAGCTCCGGCGCGGCCGACCGCCCTGGCAGGTTTCCCCCAGGCCGTTTGCGAACCCCGTCCCCTGGGTTCCCACGCAACCGGTCCCGCCATGGCGGCCGGCACCGCGTACGACTGCGTAATCAGAAAAGGAGGGTCATGAGCCCGCAGAGTGCGACACCTGCAAGCATCAGTGACCATTCCGAGGGTTTCAACCCAAACAGTCTGCCTTCGCTGATTACGTACGCCATCATTTGCATGTACTCGGTGCTAACACGTTGCACTGTAGCGATTGTCGGCGGCGGCGGCTGTAGCGCGCAGGTCACAGACAGGATGAATCTCGTGCCGAAGGCCGGTACCAAGACACCCACGCGAGGGCATACGTCCGGCGTGGGAAAAGCAGACACACGATTGTTCATTCGATCCCTGCGCCGGCAAGCATCGAATGCAGCCGAGCGCCTTAACGGTTGAATTCGCCGCCCTCAACAATACGCAATGGCTAATTTGGCCAAAACAATGCCACTGGCTTGCTGCCCTCCTGCCTTCCTCTTGTCACACCCTGATGGCCTGTTTCGGCACATTCGAGCCAAAAACCCGGCTGCCCTCTCAACGCGATTGAAGTTGGAGTGCCAATGGTTTCCTCGCAGAGTGTGCTCAACGAGCGATATCGTAGAGACGATACTGTCGCCCTTGTGCCAGGGTCGATAGGGACGAACGCTCGACATGGCGAGCCAATAAACGATCCGACAGATTCATCCCAGCACATCGATATTACGGCCGAGGAAACATGCCCCGCACCTACCGTTCAGATGCTCGCAGAAGACGACGCACAACGACGAGCACCTGCCATTCAGACCGCACAGGTGCCATCCGCGACAACTTTTAAGTTGATGAATCAGCTCGAAGCCTTGGCGTCCGACCTGGCGGTCAGAGAACGTGATTCATCCGATCAGCACGTCGAGAATGGTCACGAAGAATACGATCAGCCCGCCGAAAATGGTCACGAAGAATCCGACTTTTCCGCCGGGCTGCAGGCAACGGAGCCGTCAATCTGCGTTACTCCTCGTCCCTCCAGTTTCGATCCGTTTGCGAGCGACAGGCCCTCGATTGGCCGGCAGACCGTCTTCGTTCTTGCTGGCCTGTTCATAGCGGCCCTGATCGGTGTCGGGGGTACATTCGCCTGGCAGTCTCACAATGTCTGGACCATGGCCTCGCCCAAGGAGGTTGACGTCGCGGCTAGGCAGCGGAGTTCCGCGCCTTCCGCTCAGGCATCCGCGCCCGGCGCGGCGCTTCCGCAATCGGGACCTGTTACACAAACCGCATCAGCGCCCAGTGCGCCTGCAACGCCTCCCGAATTGGCGAAGCAGCTTGACGCGATGGTGCAGGATCTCGCCCTCGTACGGCGCGGGGTAGAGCAGCTTACAGCCAAGCAGGAGCAACTTGCCGCCGCGCAACAACAACTTGAGCAGCTCGTTACCAAGCAACAGCAGCTTGCTGCGAAGCAAGAACAGATGGCCCAGAATATCGCAAAGCTGCAGACGCGCGAGCAGACCATCAGGCAAAAGACCGCAGCCCCGCCTCAATTGCGAGCGGCTCCCATTCTGCCACGCACGCCGCCGGAGCCCGCAACGCAGTTATCGTCTGCGCCAGCGCCCCGCTCAGAGCCGCATCCCCTGCCACCATTGCCTATTCCACCATGACATGGTGATCGGGCCTAGCGGTCGACAGTCTTGGTCACACGGCCATAAGTCCATAGGTTACGAACTGAAACGCAGCAGCTGAACCATTCCGTTCGGTGCAGCGTGTCCGCTTTTAGAGGCGGACAGCACTGAGCGTCGCGGCCACATAGTGCCAGCCGCGTGTGTTCTATCGGAAATCATAGAGACACCACACGCCGGGTGTTCGCCGCCGCGAACTGCAATTGCCGCGCGGGTGACGCACCATCTCAACAACAAAAGTCACTTGATCGAGTGCGAGCGACCCACGTTCGCTGCTCGGCACGGAATTAACTGAAAAAGGACAACATAAATGACTGCTCAAAAAGGCAAGGACCTGCTCGTGAAGATCGCGGGCGGCAGCGGATACACAACGGTCGCCGGCCTGCGCACGCGCCGGCTCGCATTTAACACTGAATCGGTCGACATCACGCACGCCGAAAGCGCCAACCGCTGGCGCGAACTGCTCGACGGAGCGGGCATCAAACGCGCATCGGTATCGGGCCGCGGCCTGTTCAAGGATGCTACCAGCGATGCGCTGATGCGGCAGGCATTCTTCGCCGGCAGTGTTGTCAGCCATCAGATTGTTATCCCGGACTTCGGAACGGTGCAGGGTCCTTTCCAGATCACGAGCCTGGAAATCGCCGGCGAGCACAATGGCGAAGTGACATATGACATGTCGCTCGAATCTGCGGGCGAGCTGACCTTCACGGAGGCATAGCATGGCCAATCGTCACCGTGGTGAGATCGACGCCGAAATCGGCGGCGTGCGGCGCCGTCTGGTGCTCACGCTCGGCGCGCTGGCCGAACTCGAAGATGCATTCGACGCCGACGACCTGGTTGCGTTGACCGAACGTTTCGGCGCCGGCCGCATGAAGGCTCGCGATCTCACGCGCATCATCGGCGCGGGCCTGCGCGGGGCCGGAGAGAGTGTGAGCGACGACGAGGTTGCCGCCATGGCGATCGACGGCGGCGCGCAAGGCTATGTCCGCGTCGCAGCGGCGCTGATTGCCGCCACTTTCGGCGAGGCGAGCGGATGACGCCGTTTCCCTGGAAGCAAGCGATTGGCTTCGGCTTCGGTGTACTGCGGCTCTCTCCAGAACAGTTCTGGCGCATGACACCACGCGAACTCGCCTACGCCGTTGAGGCGGTCACCGGCCGCGGTGCACCGCTCGATAGAAGTGCACTTACCAAATTGATGAAGAGATATCCTGATGATCGATAATTTCGATTCCACCGACAATTCTTTGCCCGGTTTTCTGCCTGAGACGGTCGACAAGGTTCGCGACAGCACAAGGATGCTGGGCGTCAGCACGACGATATTCGCCAAGGCCATCAGCAAGGCATTCACGGATGCAGCGGCGGGAGGCAAACAGTTCGACGATGTGCTCAAGCAGCTTGCCTTGCGGCTGTCCGGCATGGCCGTCACGCAAGCTGCCAACCCTGTCGCCAAGGGCCTGGCTGGGGGCTTGAGCAAGCTCTTCGACGGTCTATTCGCCGGCGCCGGTGACTCATCCGAGAGCAGGCGGGCAATTCCCTTCGCGACGGGCGGAGTCATCGGTGCGCCGGCCTATTTTCCACTCTCGCAGGGTGGCCTTGGGCTCGCCGGTGAAGCGGGGCCCGAAGCAATCGTCCCGCTGACGCGAGGTCCCGATGGACGGCTAGGCGTTGCCATGAGCGGCGCGGGGCAACCGACAAACGTCACGGTCCACATCGCGGCAGCCGATGCGCAAAGCTTTCGACGCTCGGAAGCCTACGTCACGGGCCAAATCGCCCGTGCGGTGGCGCGCGGCCAGCGTGGGTTTTGAGCAATGACAGCCTTCCACGAAGTTTTGTTTCCGCTCGACATCTCCTTGAAAAGTGCGGGAGGGCCGCAACGTCGCACGGATGTAGTTTTGCTTGGCTCCGGCGCTGAAGAACGCAACGCGCGATGGGCGCATTCCCGCAGACGTTACGATGCGGGTTATGGCGTGAAGACTTTCGAAGCGTTGTCGCAGGTAATCGCCTTTTTCGAGGAGCGGCGGGGGCGGCTTTACGGTTTCCGCTGGCGCG